GAACATTGTTTTACATTAAAGGCTTTGAAAGATGTAATGGATGAATATCCAGATGAATATCTTAAGATCTATTTGTATTTGTTTTACATGTCATGTCCTAATCCTGATTTAAATCCATTTTTCTTTACACCAGATGTAGATAAAGAACATTTAATTATTGATCAAATTGGTGCAGAATTCTCTACTGAAGATGACACAATACATGTAGCATTACAATTTTGTCAAAGAATGTATGAGACTCCTACATCTAGAGCATATAAAGGTATTGCATCTATGTTAGATAGATTAGGAAGATATATGGAGAATACACCAATTACACACGGTAGAGACGGAAACTTTAACTCTTTACTTGCTGCAGCTAAAAACTATGAAGCAATTAGACAGTCTTTTAAAGGTGCTTATAAAGATCTTCAAGAAGAACAACAAAGTAAAGTACGTGGTGGACAAGGATTAGCATATGACATGTAATGAGTGAAATTTATCAAGATATACCAACTTATGAAAATGGAAACTGGACAACCACAAGTTTTGAATCCAGAGAAGACTTCAAACACTTCATCTTTAATGACATATTTAAAGAACCTGGAAAGTATCAATTCAATGAAACTACAAACAATATATTCATTTCTGAGTCAGCCAGATTCAAAAAAGATAGAGTATATTGTACAGCTCCCTTCAAGTCAAAAGACTTTATAAACTATTGGGATGATCAAAAGACTAAGTGTCGAAAAGGAATAATAGTTAAAGATGGTGACTTAACTTGGTTTGTATGTAGAGAATACTACATGTGGTTAAACTTTCTACCAATCTTTGATAAAGAAGAACAGAACTTTGGTTTTGCTAAAATTAGAGATGCTCAGTATCATTTAGCACTCTATGAATTATTAGCTGAGTTAAACTATAAACATGCCGCAATTTTAAAGAAACGTCAGATTGCATCTTCTTATTACCATATGGGTAAGTTTATAAATCAACAATGGTTTGAAGCTGGGGTTACTCTTAAGATGGGAGCAAGTCTTAAAGATTATATCAATGAGAAAGGTTCCTGGAAATTTTTACAGGAATATGCAGCATTCTTAAATGAACATACTGCATGGTATCGTCCTATGTCACCAGACAAAGTAATGATGTGGCAACAGAAGATTGAAGTAAGAAAAGGAGATAGAAAAAATGAAGTTGGTCTCAAAGGAACTATACAAGGTATGTCATTTGAAAAAGATCCAACAAATGGTGTAGGGGGTCCGGTAAAATACTTCTTTCATGAGGAGGCTGGGATTGCTCCTAAGATGGATCAGACATATGAGTACATGAGACCAGCAATGAGATCTGGTTTAATTACTACAGGGATGTTTATTGCTGCAGGTTCTGTGGGTGACTTATCACAATGTAACCCATTGAAAGATATGATTTTAAATCCTACATCTAAAGATATCTATGCAGTAGAGACAGATTTAATAGATGATAAAGGTACTGTAGGTTTATCAGGTTTATTTATTCCAGAGCAATGGTCTATGCCACCACATATTGATCAATATGGTAATTCACTTGTAGAAGAAGCAATAGAAGCATTAGAGGAACAGTTTAAGAAATGGAAAGATGAACTTGCTCCAGAAGACTACCAGCTCCGTATATCTCAGCATCCTAGAAATATTAAAGAAGCATTTGCTCATAGAACAGTATCTGTATTTCCTCCACATCTTCTTGCTGCACAAGAGAGAAGAATAGAAGATAAAGACTATGGGTATGAATACCTAGATATTACTACTGATGTAGATGGAAAACCAACAGTTACTAAGAGTAACAAGAGACCCATAATGGAATTTCCTGTAAATAAAAAGACTGAAGATAAAACAGGTTGTGTTGTAGTATGGGAAAGACCTGTTGCTGATCCTTCATTTGGTACATACTATGCTTCTATTGACCCCGTAGGGGAAGGAAAAACTACCACATCAGAATCATTATGTTCTATTTATGTAATGAAGGCACCAGTTCAAGTTACTAAAGTTACCGGTGTAGAAACAGAAACATATATAGAGCAAGGTAAAATTGTAGCTGCTTGGTGTGGTAGATATGATGATATCAATAAAACTCATCAAATGCTAGAGTTAATTATTGAATGGTATAATGCCTGGGCCCTAGTTGAGAATAACATTTCATTATTTATTCAATACATGATCTCCAGAAAGAAACAAAGATACCTAGTACCTAAGAGTCAGATTATGTTCTTAAAAGATCTTGGTTCTAATAATAATGTATTTCAGGAATACGGTTGGAAGAATACAGGTACACTTTTCAAAGCACATCTTCTTAGTTATGCCATAGAATATACTAAGGAGGAATTAGATCAAGAACTTAAGCCAGATGGTACAGTTGTAAGAACAACTTATGGAATAGAACGTATTCCTGATCCAATGTTGATTAAAGAAATGAGAGAATACTCAGATGGAGTTAACGTGGATAGATTAGTTTCCTTTGCTGCATTAGTAGCATTTATGAGGATCCAAGAGTCTAATAGAGGATATTCTAAAAGAACAATTATGGATGAAGCAGCTAAAAACTTGCAAAAGTCAGAAAATTTGTTTAAATTAAATAAGAGTATGTTTAAGCATATGGGGCATAAAACTTCAAATGTGAATGGTGGATTAAAGAGATCTGCATTTAAAAATATTAAATAATAAGTTATGCAAATAATTAACGCATTACAGGCTAAAAAGGGTGCTAAGACAGAACACAATAGACTAGGTAGTATTACACAACCTCTTCAGTTTATATCTGAAAAAAATAAAGATGAAGAATGGGCTGCATGGAATCTTGACTGGTTAGAGTGGCAGGGATTAAAACAAATCCGTAGAAATGCTAGAAGACTGATGAAAAATTACAAACTTGCTAAGGGAGTAATTGACAAATCAGATTACATTATTGAAGAAGATAATGAGTATAGAGATGTTGTAGAAATTTTAACTAAAGAAGATGTATCTGCATTAGAACTTAAGTTTTATCCAATTATACCTAATGTTGTTAATGTTCTAGTAGCTGAATTTGCTAAAAGATCAAGTAAGTTATCTTACCGTGCTGTTGATGATACATCATATAATGAGATGATGGAACAGAAAAGAGGAATGGTAGAACAAACTTTAATGGCAGATGCTGCAACAAAAATGTTAGCAGCAATGTTAGAACAAGGTTTAGATCCTAACTCTGAAGAAGCAAAACAGCAACTACAACCTGAGAGTTTAAAGTCATTACCTGAAATTGAACAATTCTTTAAAAAGGATTATAGAGGGATGGTTGAACAATGGGCCGAACACCAACATAAAGTAGATGTTGAAAGGTTCCGTATGGATGAACTTGAAGAAAGAGGTTTTAAAGACATGCTCTGTACAGATAGAGAATTCTGGCATTTTAAAATGATGGAAGATGATTATGAAGTAGAGTTATGGAATCCAGTACTTACTTTTTATCACAAATCTCCTGATATCAGATACACATCACAAGGTAACTGGGTAGGTAAAACTGACATGTATACTGTCTCAGATGTTATAGATAAGTTTGGTCACGTACTTACACAAGAACAACATGAGGCATTAGAATCAGTGTATCCTATCAGATCAGCTGGATACAACATTGGAGGTATTCAAAATGATGGTACTTTCTATGATGGTACTAAGTCACATGAATGGAATACTAATATGCCATCACTTGCATACAGACAGTATACTTCATTCATGTCAGGTAATGTAACAGATGGTTCAGATGTAATTACTCAGATCATTGCTGAAGGTGAAGATTATTATGATCAAGGTACTGCATACTTACTTAGAGTAAGTACATGTTATTGGAAGTCTCAAAGAAAAGTAGGGCATCTTACTAAAATTACTGAAGAAGGTGAAGTAACTAATGATATTGTAACTGAGGATTATCAAATTACAGATAAACCAATATACGATACAAGACTCTTTAAAAATAAAAACAAAGACAATTTACTTTTTGGAGAACACATTGATTGGATTTGGATTAATGAAACATGGGGTGGTGTAAAAATTGGACCAAACATTCCTTCATTCTGGGGTATGAATAACCCGGGAGGATTCTCTCCAATTTATATTGGTATAGATAGAAACCATATTGGACCTCTTAAGTTTCAATTCAAAGGAGACAACACATTATATGGTTGTAAACTTCCTGTAGAAGGTTCAGTATTCTCTGATAGAAATACTAAATCTACTGCACTTATTGACTTAATGAAACCATACCAGATTGGATATAATATTGTCAACAATCAGATTGCAGATATACTAGTAGATGAACTTGGTACTGTAATATTACTTGATCAAAATGCATTACCAAGACACTCATTAGGAGAAGACTGGGGGAAAGGTAACTTAGCTAAAGCATATGTAGCAATGAAGAACTTCCAGATGTTACCATTGGATACTTCTATTACAAACACAGAGAATGCATTAAACTTCCAACATTTCCAAAAACTTGATCTAGAACAAACAAATAGATTGATGTCAAGGATTCAACTTGCTAATTACTTTAAACAACAAGCATATGAAGTAATTGGTGTGAATCCACAAAGAATGGGACAACAAATATCTCAACAAACTGCTACTGGAGTTGAACAAGCTGTTGCTGCTTCTTATGCACAAACAGAAATATTCTTTATCCAACACTGTGATTACTTAATGCCAAGAGTTCATCAAATGAGAACTGACTTAGCACAGTACTATCATTCTACGAAACCATCTTCAAGATTAACTTATCTTACATCAGCAGATGAAAAAGTAAACTTTGAAATAAATGGAACAGACCTATTACTTAGAGATCTTAATATTTCTATAAGTACAAATGCAAATCATAGAGCTGTCCTAGAGCAGTTAAAACAAATGGCATTACAAAATAATACTACAGGTGCTAGTATTTATGATTTAGGAAAAGTTGTACAATCAGAATCTATTGCATCTCTTAATAGTGCTCTTAAAGATTCTGAACAAAAAGTTCAAGCTCAGAAACAAGCAGAAATGCAACAGCAACAACAAATGCAACAAGAACAACTTCAGAAACAACAAGAGATTGAACAAATGAAGATTGATGCTACTGCTGCTGAAAAAGATAAAGATAGACAAAGAGATATCTTGGTTGCTGAAATTAGAGCTGCTGGTTATGGTGCAATGGGTGATGTTAATCAAAATCAAGAATCAGACTATAGAGATGCCATGAAAGACATCCGTGAAACTGAGCAGTATCAAGAACAAACTGGATTACAAAGAGAAAAAGAAACAAATAGAATGGTAATTGAGAATCAAAAGAATCAATTAGAACGTGAGAAATTACAGACTGATAAAGAAATTGCTGAGAAACAATTACAAATTGCACAAGAAAACAAAAATAAATATGATGTTAAACCAAATAAAGAAAAGTAAGTTAGCTATATATTACAATTTTTTTTCAGGGAACCATTAAATTTTTAAAATTTATTTTGTATATTAATATATAAACAAAAACCAACAACAATGGAAACAACCAACAACAAGCCTGATGATCAGGTACAAGATTCTACAACGGTAGAACAGGTAGATGTAAATATTGATGATATCTTTGGAATGCCGGGAGCAGAAAATGTAATGCTTCCATCAGATGGTAAAGAAGAAGATAAACCAAAGTCTATGTTTTCTAAAGGAGAAAAAGTAGACACATCGTTCTTTGACAACCCATCAAAGTCTGCAAAAGAAAACAACACTGCTGCTGATGAAGATAAAGTAGTTGAAATTGAGGAAACAATTAATGAACTCAATGAATTAATTACTCAAGAAGAAGATGCTGGTAATAAAGGAAGACCAAAGGTTGATAAATCTGGTCTTTATGAACTAGCACAAAAAATGATTGAAGAAGGTAGTTTAATGGCCTTTGAAGATGATAAACCTCTTGAAGAATATACTACTAAAGATTTCAGAGAGTTATTTGAAGCAAACTTTGCAGAAAGGGAAGATGAAATTAGAAGAAATACTCCAAGAGAATTCTTTGAAGCATTACCAGAAGAACTTCAAATTGCTGCTAAGTATGTAGCAGATGGTGGACAAGATCTTAAAGGATTGTTTAGAACACTTGCTCATGTAGAGGAAATGAGACAACTTGATCCTACAGATGATCATGATCAAGCAGAAATTGCAAGACAGTATCTTTATGCTACAGGATTTGGTACACCAGAAGAAATTGAATCTGAAATCCAAGATTGGAAAGATTTAAATAGATTAGAACAAAAAGCTAATCAGTTTAAACCAAAGTTGGATGCAATGCAAGAAGAAATTATTGAAAGAGAACTTGCAGAACAAGAAGAGAAGAAAAAACAACAAGCTACTCAAGCAAGAGCTTACCAAGAAAATGTTTATAATACTCTTGCAACAGGTACAATTGGTGGTATTAGACTTGATAAAAAAGTTCAAGGATTATTATTCTCCGGACTAGTTCAACCTAATTATCCTTCTATTTCAGGAAAACCAACTAACTTACTTGGTCACTTACTTGAGAAGTATCAGTTTGTAGAACCAAGACATGATTTAATTGCTGAGGCACTTTGGTTACTTGCAGATCCAAATGGATATAAAAGTAGAATTAAAGAACAAGGTGGTAAAGCAGCTACAGAAAAAGTAGTAAGACAATTGAAAACAGAACAATCAAGAAAACTTACTTCTTCTATAAATGAACAATATGATGATCAACAACGAAGACCTTCTTCAAACCCACAACCTAGAAAAATTTCTAAGGGAAATATGTTTAGAAGATTTTAATAATAAATAGTAACAATTCAAAAACAAATAAAAATGGCAACTCCAGTTTTAAACAATGGTATATTCCTCAGAGATACCGCTTACAACGCAAGTTCCCATGTGGATTCTTACCACCTGGTGAACATGCTAAAAGATGCAGAACCTATGGATTTAGGTCCTGTTGACTTATGGGCTATGGCTCAGAAAGTTGAAATGCCACTTTATCAAATGTCTTCATTTGGTGGTAAGAATGTAATTATGGTTGACAATGCTCGTGGAGAGTACAGATGGCAGACTCCTGTTTCTGTAGATCTTCCTTACATTGTTGAAGACATCGAACCTAATGTTACCTTCAAAGGTACAGATGGTTCTACTTTCCGTATCAAATTAAACAGACGTGAGTTTGGACATGGTGATATCATCACTTATGACAAATACAACGGTGTTGAGATGTACATTACAGATGAAGATATCCTACCTGTAGGAGACGGTTTTGTCTACACTGTACAGTTGGTAAACAACGACAACTTTAAATTCTTGGATAACAAGTACTTAACAAATGGTACTAAAGTTTTCCGTAAAGGTTCTGCTCGTGGAGAATATGGTGAGAGATTCTCTGACATCACAACAAGAACAGGATTCCGTGAATTCTACAACTTTGTTGGTGGTGCTGAAGCTCACGTACATTATTCAGTATCTTCTCGTGCTGACTTGATGATCAAAGGTGGTATGAATGCAGATGGTACAGTTCCTGTAACTGAGATCTGGAGAACATTTGATTCTAAAAACTTAGATCCTTCTGTATCTTCATTAGAGGATATGATTAAGGTTCTTGGTAAAGATAAAGTTAAACGTGCATTTGACAATGGTGATTTGTCACGTACATTCTTAACTCAAATGGAAGCAGCTCACCTTTCTAAAGTTGCAACTGACATTGAGACTTACTTAATGTGGGGACAAGGAGGTAGAGTTCGTCAAGATGGTCCAGATGATATCAGATTATCTGTCGGTCTATGGAGACAGTTGGATAACTCTTTCAAAAGAATATACAACAAAAATAACTTTACATTGGATTTGTTCCGTGGAGAAATCTACAACTTCTTCAATGGTAAGGTTGAGTTCCAAGGTCCAGATCCAAAAAGATCTCTAGTAGTTCAAACTGGTATGGGTGGAATGAGAATGGTTAATGAAGCTATTAAGAGAGAAGCAGTTGCTTCTGGTCTTTTGATTCAGGCTGCTGATATTGGTGCAATCACTGGTAAAGGTATGGACTTGAACTTTGGATTTGCTTATACTTCATATGTGATTCCTTTCTTGGCAAATGTTAAGTTTGTATTGAATCCTGCATTTGATAACATTCATACAAATGATATTGAGAACCCAATCATTGATGGTTTCCCATTGAGCTCATACTCATTCATTATCTTTGATATCACTGACAATACAAATGACAACATCTTCTTGTTGAAATTGTCTTGGGATAATCAATTGAAATGGTGGTATCAAAATGGTACTATGGATTATATGGGTCGTACTCAAGGATTCCAGTCTTCTGGACAATTCAATGGATACCGTGTAATGATGTCTCAAACAATGCCAGCTATTTGGGTTAAAGATCCAACTAAAGTCTTGAAAATTGTTATGAGAAACCCAGTTACAGGTGGATCATTCTAATCATAGATGAAATAAGGGAGGGGGAAACTCCTCCCTATTTTTTAAATTAAAAAACAACAAAAAAACCAACAACAAAATGGAAACAACAGATTTTACAATGGTAGAAGTAGGAGTAGGTAGTATTAAAAAAACATCTATTGCCGTTAGACCTTACTTTGACAAACAAGCATCTAATCTAGGATTAGAAGAATATGGTATGAGTCTCTTTGATGGAGTAACACATACTGAACAACTTGCATGTTTAGAACTTAATGGTGTAATAAGATACATCACAGGCTTAAATGAATTTGCACCTGAGATTAAATTACTAACCATGGAAGAAAGAGATGCAAGAGTTAAAGAAATCAGATATTCTGTCTCTGAATTAGAGAAAGAACTTGCTGCAAATATTATTGATCCTGAAGATAAAGACTTCTGGAATAAAGTAACATTGCTTCAACCAAACAATAAAGAGTTCTGGAATAAAATAGATATGGCATGTGGTAATGATCCAGTATATCTAGATCCAATTAAACCTTTTGACAGAATTAAACTTCATGCTATAGAAGCAGGAGGATTTGCAATGATTGCAAAAAGTTTTGATGATGCAAGATCTAAAGCAGTTCCACCTAAGTTTTACTTAGACAAAGAAGAAGAAACTGTAATGGTAAGAACTGAGTACAAAAAACTTAGAAACAAAGCTTACTCAGAACTTCAAAAATTATTTGACAAAAACAGTACTAAGTTATTCTACATTGCTAAAGTGGTAGATGCAAACAGTACACAATATAGAAAATCAACACCACTGGATCTTATCTATGAAAATATGGATAGATATATTTCTGGAGATGGTGCTGAAGCCAACAAAGAAAGAGCAGCAAAAGCATTTATTGATGCAGTTAATTTAGACATGGAAACATTAAAAATTAAATCAATTGTACGTGATTCCAGTTTTTTTAAGTATATTGTTAGTAAACCAGATGGATATATTTACCATACTAAGTTAAATGCTTTACTTGGAAGAAATGTATCTGATGTAATTGAACACTTGAAGAATCCTTTAAATGAGGATGTTCTTAAAGATTTAATTATGTCTTGTGAAAAGTATTGGAACTCTTAAACTAAAATAAAATGAAAGCTGCTAATGTGACTAAAACAAAGTCAAAGAAAATTACAGGTGCTGATAAAACACCCAGTGGAAAAACAGGTGGAACTAATGCTCCACTTAAAAAACAAACTGTTCCTAAAGGAAGAGTTGGTGGTACCACAAAAGCTCCTAAGAAGGCAAGTCCTTCTTGTTAGTTTAGTTTTATGAGCAAAGAACTTATAAAAAGAAAGGATGGAAGTTATTCCCAGAGAGGTCTCTGGGATAACATCCGTGCTGCTAAAGGTTCTGGTAAGAAACCTACTAAGGAGATGTTAAAACAGGAAAAGAAAATTAAAGCAACTTCTAAAAAGAAATAGTAATGGCAACTAAGAAAACAACAACTGTTAAGAAAACACCTATTAAGAAAGCATCAACAGGTATGACTATTTCTGCAACTCCAAAAGCAGAGATGAGAAAATGGGAAATTGAATCTGCACTAAGTACTTTAAAGAGAGCAGATGAGATCCGTAAGGATACTAAGATGATGAATGATGTTAAGAAACTAGCTCAGGAACAAATGAGTGTTCTTAAAACATTTAGTAAGTAATCATGGCAAAGTCTCCGGCATGGCAAAGAAAAGAAGGTAAGAACCCCTCTGGAGGATTAAACTCTAAAGGGGTTGCTTCCTATAGGAGAGAAAATCCTGGTAGTAAACTCAAGACAGCTGTAACTACAAAACCTTCTAAACTTGATCCAGATAGCAAAGATGCTAAGAGAAGAAAAAGCTTTTGTGCTAGAATGTCAGGAATGAAGAAAAAACTAACAAGCTCTAAGACAGCTAATGATCCTGACTCAAGGATCAATAAGTCTTTAAGAAAATGGAACTGTTAAAAATATATATATATCATGGCAAAATGTATGCAATGTGGTGGAGCCACAAAAAAAATGAAAACTGGTGGTGCTAAAGGTAAATGCCCTTTTGGACAATGTTGGGATGACATAAATGAGGTATGTAACCCTTGTCCATCAAGTACATATGGTACAATTGGTGCTGTAACAGGTGCATTAGCTGTAGGATCAAAAATGATTGGTTCTGCTATTAAAAAAGGACAAGCTAAAAGACAAGCTAAAAAAGAAATTAAAAAATCAGTTGATAATGCAGTTAGTACTGCTAAAAAAAGTTCTATTATGAAAAATGGTGGTACAAAATATAAAACTGGTGGTATTGCAAAACAAACTATTGTTGCATTTCCAGGATATAATGCACGTACTGATACCATGAAAATGGGTGGTACTACTTCACTTCCTGTTTGTAGAGGTGGTTTAGTAAGAATGCCTGATGGAAGTTGTGGTAATAGAAAATTTAAATCAGGTGGTTTTAAAGACTTATCAGGAGATGGAAAGATTACAAAAAAAGATATTCTAATTGGTAGAGGTGTTATTAAAAAAACTACTAAAAAGAAATAGTCATGGCTGAAAAGAAGGATAAGAACTGGATACAAAAAGCAGTTAACCCTAAACATAAAGGTTTCTGTACTCCAATGTCTAAACCTACATGTACTCCAAAGAGAAAAGCACTGGCTAGAACTTTTAAAAAAATGGCAAAAAATAAATAATAATGCTGAATAGTACTATTACCATAAAGATGAAACAAAGGATCAATAAACTTGACAGTCAGGATTATGATAACATAACCTGCTGGCAAGTTGTTGAATCTTTTAATAAAGCTCAGGTAGAATGGGTAAGAAGACAATTGCATGGTATTAATATAGTAAAAGAAGGTGATGAGCAATCTACTAGAAGAAAAGATGATCTTCAAAAATTACTTATTAAAGAACCATTAGCTACAGCAAAAAAAGAAGACTATTATGCAGGATTAATTCCAGGTGATTATCTTCAATGGAAAAGAGTAGATATCTTTGCCAAACAAGAATGCTGTGACAAAAGAAGAATGAATGTGTATCTTGCAGAAGAGGGTAACTTAAATGTCTTATTAAGAGATAAATTTAAACAACCTAGTTTTGAATGGGGAGAAACATTTGCAACTCTTATTGATGATAGAGTACATCTTTTTACAAATAATGATTTTGATATAGAAGAGGCATACCTTACTTACTATAGACAACCGAGAAAAATTCAGATCACAGGATGTTCTGACCCTTATACAGGAATCACTTCTGCTACTGAAGTAGAATGTGAGTTTAAGGATGATATCATAGAATTAATAATTGATGAAGCAGTGAGTATATTAGCTGGAGACATAGAGTCAGGAAACCAGTTCTCTAGAACACAAGAATCTGCTGAAAGAAGTAACTAATTATGGAAGCAAAACCTAGAATGTTAAAAAGAAATCCTGAATCTACAAAAACAGTAAGTAGACCAGAAGTAGTTGTTACTCAACCTAAGAGTGAGCCGGCTAAACCACAACCTACTCCAAGTACTGGAGTTGGTGGAAGTTCATTAGATACAATGGTTGCTGCATGTGCAATGGAACTTATGAATGCTAGAAATAGTTTTCACAAGCTTCATTTAAAAGTTACTGGAGAAGGATCTTATGCTGCACATATAGCAATTGGAGATTTTTATGATGGTTTACCAGGACATGCTGATACCTTAGTAGAAGGTTATCAAGGAGTATCTGAGAAAATACTTGAGTGCAAAGATCTAGCATGTAGAACTTTAGATACAGTAGCTGATGGTGTTGCTTACTTGAGAGACATCTATGCAATGATTAACAAACTACAGGGAATGCTACCTTACTCAGAAATAGTAAACAACTTAGATTTAGTTAAGGATTCTATCAATTCTACTAAATATAAATTACTTTTCTTAAAATAATTTGGATATTTAAAAACTTTTGATTATATTATATATATATTTATTAACTAAAACAAAAAACAATGGCTTATTTTAATCACGCTTTTAGAAAAGTCCTTTTGGCAACAGAAGGGGTTTCTACATTGAGCGGTGTTCAGTTAGGTACTCCAACTGCACCAGGAGCTTTTACTTACAATCAGTTGGCACCAGCTGAAATTACTTTTATTAATCCTGACAACTTTGAAGTTTCACCAGAGGCAGCTACTGACCCATGTTGTGCAGTTATTGTTGCATCAGGTTCAATTTATCCAAATGATAAAATTGGTAAATTTCATGGAGGATACCAAGAGTCTAACAAAACTAAAACTATTAAACCTCAGTATGTGAGTAAGTATTGGTATGTTGAGGCTAATGCACCTTCTAAGTATGTAACTAATGTTGGATACACTCCTTGGAATGTTGACAATCCACCTTCAAGTTCTAATCCAGGAGAAACTGGTGGTACTTGTTGTAAAGAATTTTTATGTGGTGAAACTTACTATTTACGTTTAGATGTAAAAGGTTCTCCTGCATTAAGATTATTAGATCACAATGCTTACTTAACTCTTGAGGGTTATACAGGATGTTGTGCTGATGATGCAATTGTACCAACTCCAGTAGATCCACGTAAAGTATATTTTGCTTGGGCTAATCAAATTTTGAATTCTCCAATTATCAATCCTTTTGTATATCCAATTGTAACATTCTCTGATGACAATGGTACTACTTGGACATACTATTATCCAGATACTGTTGATACAACAACATTACCGTTACCAGGTCCGG